ATGATTGGCAAAATACCAGCAGTTATTTTATACAATTCTAAATCTCACAAAAGAGGAATTGGTCAATCAGATTTAACAGATATTGCAGACTTACAAAAATCTATCTACAACGAATATTCTGAAATGGAACAGTTAATAAGATTAACTAACCACCCATCATTAGTAAAAACTCCAAGCGTAAATGCAAGTGCTGGTGCTGGTGCAGTTATAGAAATGCCTGACGAAATGGAACCTAACTTAAAACCTTATTTGTTACAGCCATCAGGTGCAAGTTTAACAGCAATTATGGATTCAATTAATAACAAAGTAGAATCTATAAACAGAATAGCACACACAGGGGCAGTAAGAACTACTAAAACACAAGTTGCTTCAGGAGTTGCACTACAAACTGAATTTGAATTACTTAATGCAAGACTATCAGAAAAAGCTGATAACTTACAATTAGCAGAAGAACAATTATTTAAACTATATGCTATGTTCCAAAATGTAGAATTTGATGGAGAAATAAATTATCCTGATTCATTTAACATTAGAGATTATGCAACTGATTTATTATTCTATCAACAAGCAAAAGCAGTAGGCGTTCAATCTCCAACATTATCAAAAGAAATAGATAAAGAGATTGCTAGAGCAGTTGTTGATGATGACCAAAAGTTAAATATTATTTTTGATGAGATAGATGTGAAATCTGAAGTAGGAGAATTTACACAAGACGAAGTACAACAACAAGACGAAGAAGTAGAACAAGAAGAAATTTAATGAATGTCCGATATAGTAAAAGACGCTACACTTTACAGAATAAAGCAAATAGAACTTGCTGAAGCAGAATATTATAAAACTCTAGTTAAAACTTTAGATAAAATTGAAAGAGAAGTTATTTCACTTGTTAGTACTCTACCTTTAACTGATGGAAAGTTAGTTGAATTACAATCAGCTATCGCTATCAGGCCTCAAATTAAAGCTATACTTGAAAGAGAATATTTAGCATGGTCAGATACAGTTGTTAGAACAGGCTTTAACAAACAAGCAAAGAGAATTGAAAAAGCATTCAAAAAAATTGGCAATATTCCTTTAGCTTTTCAAGAAATTACAAAAGGAGATTTAGCATTAATACAAAATCTTAAACAACAATTCTTTACACAGTTTAAAGATGTATCAAATACATTTACAAGAAAATTAGCAGAAAAGGTTTATACAAATACTTTAGTAGGCTCTAATTTTACTGTTTTAGAAAAAGAATTAAGACAAACTATTAATGGTATTTATGCAAGTGCAGATGATGTAGAAGCACAAAAACTAGTATCTTACATTAATAGAAATAAATTTAATAAATCTAAAAAAGCACAAGTTGATAAATCTATTCAAACATTACAATCTAAATTTGCTAGAGATCGTGCTGGAGAAAACATGAAAAGATACGCTGGACAAATACTAAATGATTCTTTAAGAGATTTTGACGCTACTCTTAATTTTAATAAATCACAAGACGCTGGTCTAACATTTGTTAAATATTATGGGGATATTATACCAACTACAAGAAGAATTTGCAGAAATGTGATTAGTGGAGTATATAACAAGCGTAAAAATGGCCTTTTTACTATTGACGAAGTAAATAAACTTTGGTCTAGTACAAGGTGGAAAGGTAAAAAAAGTGGTAACCCTTTAATAGTTCGTGGGGGTTATAACTGCAGACACCAATGGAGTTATGTCAATCCTGATTGGTATGACGAAGCTGGAGAACTAATAATATAAATAGGAGACTTATGTCGCAAGAAACAGAGGTTGTTCAACCGAAAAATGAACAAGTAGAAAAAAAAGAAGAAGTAAAAACAGAAGCACCGAAAGAGCAAACTTTCACACAAGACCAATTAGATAATATAATCAAAACTAGATTAGAGGCTGAAAAAACAAAAGCACAAAAAATGTTAGAAGAAGAAGCAAAGAAAAAAGAAGAACTTTTGAAAGAACAGCAACTTAAAGAAGCTAAATCAAAAGCAGAAATCGAAAAGATTATGCAAGAAAGATTATCTGAAAAAGAACAAGAACTTAACAGATACAAAGATCAAATTAGAAAAGAAAAGGTTGATAATTCTATTTTATCTATTGCTAACAAAGAACAATCTATTAATGCACAACAAGTTGTATCTTTATTGAAAAGTGAAATTAAATATAACGATGATGGTCGTATAGAAATAGTTGATAATAATTCTAATGTACGATATAACGCAAAAGGAGAACTATTAACTATTGAAGATCGAGTTAAAGAGTTTTTAGATGCTAACCCACATTTCCGTCAAGGGTCTAAGTCTGGTTCAGGAAGTCAGAGTAGTATCGGTGGTAATACTGTAAAACCCTTTTCATTACAGGACTTGGACTTAACAAAACCTGAGGATAAGAAAGCCTATGCAGAATATAGAGCAAAACGAGATTCAGGGGCTGTTAAGATTAATTTAAACAAATAAACTTAATAGGATAATAAAATGGCTAACGAAACAACGTCGTCAACGATATCAGAACTATACACTGAAATTGTTGCAGAAGCACAATTTGTAGCTTCAGAAAAATCCATTATGAGAAACCTAGTTAAAAACTATGCGATCTCTGGTGGTGGAAAAGCTGTTGAAGTTCCTGTCTATGCACAAGTAAGTGCTGCGGCAGTAGCAGATGCAACTGATCTAGCAAACACAGCAATCAACCCTACTTCTGTTACTATAACAGCAAGTGAAGTTGGTGTTATGACTACTCTAACTGATTTAGCAAGAAACTCTGCACCAAGAAATGTTGCAGCAGATATTGGTAAATTATTTGGGGAAGCACTTGCAAGAAAACAAGACGCAGATTTAACTGCATTGTTCGATGGCTTTAGTGTTACTTCAGGAGATGGTTCAGCAGCTATCTCTCCAGCTGTAATCTTTAATGCTCTTTCAACTTTAAGAGCAAATGCATTACCAGCTAATGAAAGTGCAGTTGTACTACACCCTAAAATCGCTTACGATCTAAAATCTGGCTTAACTAATACTTTTGCTGGTTTAGATACTGAAACTTCTAACGAAGCATTAAGATCAGGCTTTGTTGGTAAGTTAGCTGGATTAAATATATTTGAAACTTCAAATATTGCTAATACAGGTACTGCTGGTGATTACAAAGGTGGTGCGTTCCATAAAGACGCATTAGCAATCGCTATGATGCAAGATGTTAAAATCGAAACTCAAAGAGATGCGAGTTTAAGAGCAGACGAAATCGTTGCTACATCAGTTTATGGTGTGGGCGAAATCCATGACTCTTATGGTGTTGAATTACACTACGATTCATCTATCCAATAATAGGATACTTTGTGAGGGGGAGAAATCCCCCTTACATCAAACCAAATAGGAGAATAAAATGGTTAAATTAGTATTATCAAATGAAAAAATGATTACCCTAACAAGAGGTAATAAAACAATTACTAGAAGTGAATTAGATTACGAAACAAATAAATCTATGTATGATTTTAGAGGTTTTAAAGTTGCGTCAGATGATGTAAAAGAAAATATTAAAGAAGTAGATCAGACTTTTGAAAACGAAACAAAAGTAATACCTCTTAAAAAGAAAAGAAAAACAAGGAAAAAGAAATGAATCAATGGTTATGGCTTAAAGGCAAAAAGAAAGTTAAATGGATTTGGATAAAGGCTAAAACTAATCCAATGTATTCAATCCCTTTAGCTTTATTAATTGTTTATTTAATTTGGAAGTAAATTATGGCTAATTATACAGGTGCAGACGTTATAACAACATCAGACGTTCAAAAGTATCAACCTGATGCGTTTGATTTTGGTATATCTACAACAGCCACAGAAACAACAAATTTTTTAGCACAAACTACAAATGATATTTTAAGAGCATTAAGAGTTGAATGGTGGCCTGTTTATAAAACAAATATATTTACAGATATTACAGTTCTTAACACAGCAGAAATGGTTAATACAAAAGTTAATTTAGATCAGTTTGAAAGAGCAGGAGTTTATTTATTTCTTGGAAGATTCTATTTACCAGCATTAACTAAATTCAGACCTGAAACAGAAAAAGACAGATTTGAAAGAATGGCAGAATATTATATGAGCCAATACAATGTCGAATGGAGAATGATTTTAGAAGATGGTGTAGAGTATGATGTAGATGCAGATGGAACTATTGTATCTAATGAAAGAGAGCCTTTACATGGATTCAGAAGATTAGTTAGATAATGGCTGTACCATTAATTCTTAAAAGAGTTGCAACTTCTATTGGTATCAGAAAACTTATTTCAAACGATACTCAACAAGCAGAAATACCACAAGGCGAAGTCAATAGAATAAAAAGAGGTTTAGGAGAGTTTGCAAAAGGTATAAAAATTAAAACTCAAACTAATTCTAAAGAAGTAATTAGAAAAGTTAATAAATTTGAAAGTGCTTTAGAAAGAGCAATAGACAAAGGTGTTCAACAAGCTGGTTTTCAATTATTAAAAATTATTAGAACTAAAACACAAAAAGGAATCGATTTTAATAGCAAACCATTTGCACCTTATAGTGAGGGTTATTTAAAAAGATTACAAAAAGAGGGAAAAGAAACTAATGTTGATTTATGGTATTCAGGAAAAATGTTAGGTGCTTTAACGCCAAATCAAGCAATGACTAAAACAGGAAAACATAAAATTACACTTGGTTTTGCTAGAGCAGAAGAAAGAAATAAAGCATTATGGAATCAAGTAATTAATAGCCCTAAAAGACAATTTTTTGGCTTTAATAATAGGACAGAAAAGATTATAAACAAATCATTCAATCAATTTATTGAAAAAGAATTAAAGAGAGCAAGAATATGAGCGTAAGAGAAAACATAGCAAGTAATTTATTAACAGTAATATCTAATATATCTAGTCCAGATATTAGAAAAGCTACAAGACAACCTTTTATTATTGATGAACTATCTGCACAACAATATCCAGCAGTAATAGTACAAACTTCAGAAGAAAACAGAGATGATTCAGAGATGGGTAGTGGTGCTAAAACAAGAATAGGTACGATTGATTTTGTTGTACTAGGTTTTGTTAAAGGTGCAGAATCAAATATTGATACAGCAAGAAATCAATTAATCACTGCTATTGAAACAGCTTTAGAAACAGACCCTACAAGAAACAGTAACGCATTAGATACAGAAGTCATTCAAGTAGAAACTGACGAGGGTAGTTTGTTTCCTGTTGGTGGAATAAGAATGACGATTAGATGTATGTATGAATATCAATCAGGTACACCATAATGGCTAAAGCAAATAAAGTAATAGATCAATTAGAACAAAAATTAGATGATATTGAAAAATTAACAGATGAAATATCTCTACTATGTATGGACGCAAGAAGAAAAATAGACAATTTTAAAGAAGATGAAACTGACGAAGATATAGAGCAATTTCCTGAACTTGATGAGTTCAATGATCTTGACGAAGATGAAGAAAAAGAATAAAAGGACTTATGGCTAAAGATATTAAATTATACAAAGATAATTCAGAGATAATTATTAATGAATCTAATCTTGAACATTTTTTAAGTCTAGGGTATAAGCAAACTAAACAACAACAATCTAAAAGTAAAAAGGAAACAAAATGGCAACACATCACGGAAAAGAAGGAGTAGTCACTGCTGGTGGAACTGGTGTTGGAGAACTAACAGGGTTTACACTAGAAACTTCAGCAGACGTAGTTGAAGATACAGCTTTAACAGATGCTACTAAATCGTTTTTAGCAGGAAGAACTTCATTCTCTGGAACATTAGAAATGAACTTTGATGAAACAGATACAGCTCAAACAACTTTAGTTGCTGGTGCTTCAATCGCATTTATTTTATTACCAGAGGGTAATGCAAGTGGCGACAGAAGTTTTTCAGGAACAGGCGTAGTTACAGGAATGTCAGTTACAAACTCAATGGACGCAGTAATTTCTAGAAACGTTACTTTTCAAGGAACAGGTGC